TACGTTTCGGACGTAAAGCTAAACACTTAATGGATACAGAAGAATATAAAAAAGTTTTTGTAACTAGACTCATGGAAGACAGCAAAGCCGCTGGTCGCTGGGAGACTGATCAGGGAGGCGAGTATTTTGCTGTAGGAGTCGAAGGTGCTGTGACGGGAAGAGGTGCAGACCTATTGATTATTGATGACCCGCATTCTGAACAAGATGCCATGTCCAAGACCGCAATGGAACGAGCGTATGAATGGTATACGGCTGGACCACGACAAAGACTTCAACCCGGAGGAAGAATTGTTCTCGTTATGACGAGATGGAATACACGAGATCTAACCGGCATTTTACAAGCCGCTCAAAAAGAACCCAAAGCCGATCAGTGGGAGGTGGTTGAGTTTCCTGCTATCTTGCCATCGGGTAAACCCGTGTGGCCAGAGTATTGGGACTTGGAACAGCTCTTAAGTGTCAAGGCATCGGTTGCTTTACCGAAGTGGAATTCTCAGTATATGCAGAATCCAACGTCTGAAGAAGGGGCACTCATTAAACGAGAGTGGTGGAAGAAATGGACGTCTCCGAAGATGCCTCCCTTGAAACATGTCATTCAAAGCTACGATACCGCCTATTTGAAAAAAGAGACGGCTGACTTTTCAGCCATTACGACCTGGGGTGTGTTTTCAACTTCAGAAGATACGCCGGACAATTTAATCCTCGTGGACAGTGTAAGAGGAAGGTATGAGTTTCCAGAATTAAGGCGCAAGGCGCTTGATCTTTATAAATATTGGGAACCGGATACCGTTATTATTGAAGCCAAAGCAGCAGGATTGCCTTTAGCCTTTGAATTGAGAAACATGGGCATCCCAGTTATCAACTTTACTCCGAGCAAAGGAAATGATAAGCATAGTAGAGTAAATGCGGTCTCACCTCTTTTTGAGTCGGGCCGAATTTGGGCTCCAGTGGAGATGGAGTACGCTCAAGAAGTTATCGAAGAATGTGCTTCCTTTCCATACGGTGATCATGATGACTTGGTGGATAGTACCACTCAAGCCTTAATGCGATTTAGACAAGGGGGATGGATTACGCATCCAGAAGATTACAAGGATCCCAAGAAACCTCCAGAAGTAAGGGAATATTATTAGATGAGTATTTTAAATGTTATAGGCATGATCCCCAAAGGGGGAAAATTTGCAAATGCAGTGGTGAATAAAGTTCACAACGCTGTGAAAGACTGGAAAAAATTTAAAGAAGCCGTTACTCAAGTTGATGATCTACTTAAAAACAAAAAATTACAATTGGATGGTAAACAGAAAACCATCTTTGAGTCCAATAAAAATATTTTAAAAAATCATGAGAAGACATTAGGCAAGAAAGAAGGGGTGGAAGGATTATTTAAAAAGAAAAAAACCGATGATTCTTTTAAAGGATGGAAACCGACGATCGCAGAACCGGTTAAGAATTGGAAGCCTGGACTATATGAGACTCAAAAGAACCTTCCTCCTTATACCAAGGAGATGGAAAAGATTGATAACCTTTTGACCGATATTAATGCTATGCGAGGTCTTTCTAAAGCGGAGAAAGCAGCTTTAGAGACTAACTTACAGAATAACATGACAACCTTAATTAATAAAGGTCGAAAAGAATTTGATTTTAGTAAATTATCTTTAGGTGAAATTAATAAGAGACTTCAGGGCATTCAAACTCGTATTCGAAAGATTGCTGACAATCCAAATATTCCAGGGACCGTTACTGAAGGTCCTAAAAAAGATTTGATTGCTGCCATCTATGACACAGAACAGCCTGTGTTGTTTCAGGCTCGTAGGAAGGTTATAAAAGCCAATAATTTAAAAAAATATGGAAATAAATTTCCCACAGTAGATCCTGATAATCCTAATTTTATTGTTTTATTTTTAGATGATGGTGGAGACCCGGTAAGAATAAGTCGGTTTTCAGGTAGATTCAGTGCCGCTAAAGATAAGAAGACAGGAGAATTGACTTCTTCAGAAGGAACATCTTGGTGGGATACATGGGATCCTAAAAAGAATAAAATAAGAGATGAGGGAAAATCCGTTTGGCATAATACCACTGATAGTAAGGGAAATGTTATTATGTCTAATCCCAACTATAAAGTAGGAAATTTAAAAAAATTAGAGATCTGGGATGAGCTTTATAGCACCAAGAGTACATCTGATTTAGCTAAAGAAGGATACCAATTAAAAGATATTGATATGATTGTTAAAGCTAGGGTGGCTAGAAAATATTTAGAGAAAACCAAGAACCCAGATCATAATATCGCTATGCACGAACAAACAAGCACTAGTGATATTGAACGAGTCATGCAGGATCTCTATACTCGTGGGGATGACGTTTACAAAATGACCATTGAACAATGGACAGAAACGTTGCCGAAGTTCTTTGCACAGGGGGGATATGTTCCTGGCTATGCTACCGGCGGTGTGGCTAATTTATTTAGGAAGAGAAAATGAGTATTCCTTTTTATATAAATCCAGCAACGGGTGAGTTAGAGCTTACAGCGGATCCCTCTCCTTTAAGAGATTCCTTAGGTAAACGTTTTAACTTGGATCAAATTTCTACTCGCGCCAAAACCTTAAGTCCTACAAAATCCTATGCTGAGAAGCCTACGTACAATTGGGAAGAAGGCAATTGGTGGGATTTAGATGATCAGTCGGTGGGCAATACTAAAATTCTAGAAGACTTTGATCATACAACTGCAACAATGCATAAAGATGGAGGCAGGATCGACATGAAACCCGGCGGTATCGTAGAACCGGGGGTTACGCATTATGCTTTAACGGCCAAAGAAACAGGAGCTTTAGAAGGTTCGAAAATTGCTAAAGAAATTTTAGATGCTAAAAAAGTAAAGACCGTTGGTCATGTTAAAGAATTAGAAAAGTGGATTGAAGCTAATGCGTCTAGATATACAGATGTTGATAAATTCTATCAAGACGCAATAAAAAAATTTGATAAACCTAAATATGAAGGTTTGGTTAGAGAATCTGTTCAAAAGGCACAAAAAAATGTAAGAGATCCTGTTAAAGCTGGAAAGCATATTTATATACCAAGTGCTCGTTCTTATGTGAGAACAGGAGATATAGGTGGAGAAATTCCTAAAGGCGCCAGATATAATTATAAAAATTTGTTTGAATTAAAAGGTGGTGATGCAGGATCTAAGATTAGATATGTGAAAGACATGATGTTAATCAACATGTTGGAAAAAAATCCTAAGATGATAAAGTTTGCTAAGAACTTAGACAAAGTTGTTTTAAACGATTTTAAAGATTTAAGTGATGCTGATCGAAGACAAGTAGGAGAATTTACAAAAAAACATTTAAAAGCAACAGCGGATAAACCCAATTTATTTAGATCTTATTTGAATGAAAAATATGTAGACTTTGAAGAACTTAGAAAAAAAAACTTTACCTATAGTAAGGGTATTGAAGCAGATTTACGAAACAAATTAAAAAATCCAAATATTGGCGATGCAGCTAAAAAGAAAATAAAAAACACTCTTGGTAATATTTCTAAAACTAAAAAATATCACATAGATTTAAAAAATGAATTTCCTGATCTTTTTGTAGATAAACCCGTTAAACATCCCCTAATAACAACAGGACAAGAACAATTTCATTTTGAGCACGGAATTTCCAAAGGAAGCACTGCGATTAATAAACTGCCAGAAACATATAATCTTCGAGGAAGATATATGCCGAGTTCTTTTAATTATGCAAAAATGCTAAATTTTGATAATCCTTTGGTCAATTTAATGAGGGAATACAGAGAAACAAAAAATCCTAAACTAGAAAAACAGATTAAAGATTTAGTAAATAAATTTAATAAACAAAGTGCGGGTTATCTAGATAATTTAACCGTTGATTTTGAGCGATCAACTGGAAGTGTCATTGTTAATGATAAAACTCCAATGTACAAAGTTAAAGACTTTGCTGATTATAAAGCACAGATGGCAAAAAACTTAAAACACAGCCAAGCTTATCTGAAAACCATCGAAGGTGGAAAGTATGCTTTTGATGAAAAAATAGTTACTAAAGTCTTACAACAAATCAAGAACATTCCTAAAGGTCCTGGAAGATTGAAAATGATAAGTTATTTGGTAGCAGGTGGAGTTTCCCTTAAGATGTTAAATGACTATGGAATCAGTTCAGCTGAAGCAGCCGAAGCCCAGACCCTAGAGACTAGCGGCAAGACACAAGAAGCTAATGTCATTGGAGATGTTGTCAGCGCTGTTACAGAGAATCCGCTTAAGTCTGCGGCTGCAGTAGTCGGTGGAGACGTAGCTTTAAACAAAGCTAGACTTAGTCTGAAAACTTTAAGAGGAGTAGACCGTGCGGTCGGTCCTTGGATGACTCCGCTTATCGGATTATACACAGCTATAACTGGGGAACCACCAGATCCTACATCGGCTGCAAATCTTCTTATTCCATCGTTTTGGAATTCGATAATGAAAAGATATAATTGGCAAGATAAAAGTGCTGATCCTATTAAAAGAAGAATTATTAATGCTGCTAAAAGAGGATTAATTCCAACAAATTTAATGCCTATTATATCAAGAGCCTCAGGTATAGGGACAGCTATGTTTGGAGCAAAATATGTAGCAGAAGAATCTCAGCCTAATATCTTTAGGGATGACAAAGGAGATTTAAAAATGAAAGACGATCAGATTACTACGCTTCCAAGTAATATGATTAAAGATTATCATTGGCGATTTGCAAGCGATGATTTCTTTGAAAAAGAATATGGAATTACAAAGGATCAATATAAATCTAATTTACCGGAATTTTTAGATCTTGAAAAACAAAAAGCCAAAAAACCTGCACCTGTTGATAGTTACTTTATGGGTGGCATAGCGAGTTTAATCAAATGAACCCGACGTTAACCAAAAATATGAAGCATGTAAAATGGAGCCAAATTCCCCCTGTTAAAGGCCCTGAGCCTAGAGCCTTGATTAAAGATTCAAAACAAGGTAAACCTATTAAATTGGAGAAAAAAAATGGCAGCAATCGATAAGACTTTACCGAATGTAAAGCAGACGGTAAATATCCCTTCGCAACAACAGCAACTGGAAATAGCCGCTGAGGCTCAAGCGTCTGGTCCTTCTCAACCTGAAGTGGTTGAGAATCAAGATGGAAGTGTAGATGTTTCTTTTGAACCCGGAGCAATGAATCAACCGGGCGGTCAAGATCATTACACAAACTTAGCAGAGCTTTTACCCGATCAAGTTTTAGATTCTTTAGGATCACAACTTTGGTCGAACTACGAAGAGTACAGACAATCCAGAAGACAATGGGCAGATTCGTATACCAAAGGTTTAGACCTTTTAGGATTTCAATATAAAGACAGAACCCAACCCTTTCAAGGCGCATCAGGCGCAACGCATCCAGTACTTGCAGAAGCCGTAACGCAGTTTCAAGCAGGAGCCTATAAAGAATTATTACCTGCAGGCGGACCGGTACGAGCACAGATTTTAGGAAAGATTACAAGACAAAAACAGGATCAAGCGACAAGGGTCAAGGATTTCATGAACTATCAGATTTGTAATGTCATGAAAGAATATGACTCCGAGTTTGATCAAATGTTATTTTACCTGCCTTTAGCAGGATCCACATTTAAAAAAGTTTATTATGACGATTTACTTGGACGAGCGGTTTCAAAGTTTGTCCAGGCTGATGACTTAGTGGTTCCGTATTCTGCTACCTCATTAGAGGATGCGGAAGCCATTTGTCATGTGATTAAAACTTCTGAGAATGATTTAAGAAAACAACAGGTCTCAGGATTCTATAAAGATATCAAACTTAATACCCCTTATAATGAAGAGTCAGAGTTAAAGAAAAAAGAACGTGAACTCGAAGGGATTCGTAAAACACAAAATGAAAAAGTGTTTACCTTAATCGAATGTCATGTTGATTTAGATTTAGAAGGCTTTGAAGATAAAGGTCAAGATGGTCAGCCTACAGGAATTAAAATTCCTTATATTGTCACCATTGAAAACTCGACAAGAAAAGTTTTAGCGATTAGAAGAAATTTTAAACTCGATGATCCGTTGAAAAATAAGATTCAGTACTTTGTGCATTTTCGATTTCTGCCAGGTCTTGGATTCTATGGCTTTGGATTAATTCATATGATCGGCGGTTTGAGTCGAACGGCCACGTCCGCTCTCCGTCAATTACTAGATGCAGGTACGCTCTCCAACTTACCTGCCGGGTTTAAACAGAGAGGCATTCGTGTACAAAACGATGCCGTCTCGTTACAGCCTGGAGAGTGGCGTGATGTCGACGCTCCAGGCGGTAATCTTAAGGATGCATTTATGCCGCTTCCTTATAAAGAACCGTCTCAAACCTTATTACAATTAATGACGATTGTTGTAGGGGCCGGTCAAAGATTTGCAGCCATTGCTGATATGCAAGTGGGTGATGGAAATCAACAAGCCGCAGTGGGAACAACAGTGGCTTTACTTGAAAGAGGCTCAAGAGTGATGAGTGCAATTCACAAAAGACTCTATGCAGCTTTGAAACAAGAGTTTGCTTTATTGTCTGATGTCTTTTCAACGTACTTACCACCGGTTTATCCTTATGATGTTATTGGAGATCAAAAAGAAATTAAACAAGCAGATTTTGATGACAAGATTGATATTATGCCGGTTGCCGATCCGAATATCTTTTCACAGACTCAACGAATTGCAACGGCACAAACAGAATTACAACTCGCATCTTCGAATCCACAGATGCATAATTTATATGAAGCATATCGTGACATGTACACAGCGATTGGGGTGAAGAACATTGATCAGATTTTACCACCACCTCCACCGCCGGCTCCAAAAAATCCAGCGATCGAACATATCGATGCGATTGGAGGTAAACCTTTCCAAGCGTTTACCGGACAAGAGCATAGAGCTCACATTACGGCACACATTGCTTTTATGGCAACGAACATGGCCCGAAACAATCCGATGGTGATTGCGGCTTTAGAGAAAAATATTTTTGAACACATTTCAATGATGGCTCAAGAACAAGTAGATTTAGAGTTCAGAGATGACATTCAAAAGGTTCAACAGATTCAACAAATGATGAATCAGAATCCACAAGCTCAACCTGATCCTCAAATTCAAGCTGAGGTTCAAAGTCTTCAATTAAAGATTGAAGCACGTAAAGCTCAATTGATTGCAGAGATGATGGAAGAGTTCTTAGTAGAAGAAAAGAAAATTACTTCTCAATTTGATAATGATCCTATTGCTAAACTGAGAGCGAGAGAACTCGATCTTAAAGCTCAAGACAATATGAGAAAAATGGAAGAAGATAAAAACAGAATTGCGCTTGATCGTATGAAGGCAATGATGAATCAAAATATACAAGAAGAGAAGATGGAACAAAACGAAGAGTTAGCTAACTTAAGAGCTGAAACTTCTTTAGAAAAGCAAGCGATGTCTAATCGTGCAAAAATGCGTTCTGATGTTATGAAACGAAAGGACGTTAAAACGCTGAAAGGACCTCGTAGCTAATGCCTTTCCAATCTGAAAAACAAAGAAGATATCTTCATGCAAATCATCCGGACATTGCAAACAAGTGGGAAAAGAAATACGGCCTAGGAGGGATTGCGGGATTTATGACAGGTGGAAGAATTGGTTTTAATAGTGGTTCAAATGGAATTACGCTAGGAAGTGATAAATATAATATTACCTTTGAACCTGGAGCATCAGGATCTTGGACAGAAACAGATTTAGGAGAGGGATATAATATAAAAGATAAAAATATATCTTATGGAGTTGATACAACTACAAACATAGGTCCTGTTGAAATCGGTGTAGATTTTAAAAATTTTTTAGATAAGGTTGATGTTACCAAAGATGGTACCACGGTAATGAAAGATACTCAGAAGGATAAACAAATAGCTTATATGTTAGGTGTTGATCTTGACACTCTTTATGGCAAAATCGAGAGTGATGAGGAGTTTAAAAATTTTTATGTAACCATTAGAAGAACATTTAGTGGAGGTGGAACTCCTGCTCATCAAGCTGGTGTGTTAGGTTTGGCTGAAGGAGGAAAAATTATTGATGGGCAACCGCATCAATTATCTTACATTACTCCTAGCGAAGCTCAAACATTACAACATTTAGGTGGAAGAAAAGTTATGACACCTGAAGGAATACCAGCTTATCCACCATGGGATGATGCTGGTGCTTCGCCAGGAACTTCACATACAGCTAATCAAGGTTCTAATACTGGAGGAGGTCATGATTATGAAGGTGAAGCTTATGGCACACCGGATTCGATTGCCAGTTTAACTTCTTCACCCACACCCGATGATTCTCAAGATGATGATAAAGCTGAATCTTATGTAAATTGGAATATACAAGAAAAATATAAAGGGACAGAAGATCTAGAAGAACAACTCGAAATAGATAAACGAAATGCACTTACAAAATTAAAATATGATCCTAATCTTACTAAAAAAGAACGTCATAGTTTAGAAGTTGGACTTGGTTTCAGAAAACCTAAACAAAATACTTTAATGGGAAACATTCTAAAAGGTATTGTAGCGGTAGCAACTGGAGGTGCAGGAGCAGGGTTGTTTGGTAAAGATATAATGAAAGTAGCCAAACTTTATCAGAATTTTAAGACAGCTAAAAATGTTAAAACAGCTTGGGATAATGAAAAAATTAAGTTAGGAAAGATGGAATTTGATATATCTAATCTTAAAAACAAACTAACTTCGGATAATCAAAAATTACTAGCATCCCTACCTGACGACCATCCTGAAAAAATTGAGTTATTAGCTAAGATGAAAATTAAAACTCCTGGGGATGATGGTCCGAATGGAGATGGAGCCAGTATTAAAATAGAAGACATTGAAACTGTTAATAAAACAAAGGCCCAAACGGCTAAAGAGGAGGAATATTTGAAGATGCAACAAGCATCTTATCTCTGGTATTTAGAACAGCAAAAGAAAAGACAAGCCTATTTGGACAATTATAAACAGAAGTATTTTCTAGCAAATAAGGGTGGACTTGCTGGATTATTTAGAGTAAAAAATAGCTAGGAGAACAAATTATGAGAAATGATTTTGGATCAAGACCTTATAAACCTCGTTTCCCTTATTCAAAGGGAAGTAAGAAACAAGGTTACGACGACAGACTTGATGAATCTCTAGGTGCTAGAGATGGTGCAGAGTCTACTAAGTCTCAAAGCTTTAAAGCTAGAAGAGATGAATCTAAAGGCATGGAAAAAGCTATGGGTAAAAGAGCTTATTCTGCTGTCGGAACGATGGATAAATAATGCCAGGCTCAGAACTTAAAGGAACAGGTAGAGCAGCAACTTATCCTAACGCTAGAGCTGCTTACAAAAAAGGTGGTCGTATTAAAGCTGCCAAAGGATACAACACTGGAAGAGAAAATCTTTTAGAAGAAGTTGGTAGAATTGATGCTGAAAAATCTAACCCTAATCGTAGAGCTGAAAAGAAAAGAGTCGTATCTGAACTTAACAAAGGATACAAAGGCGGCGGTATTATCAAAGGTAACAAAGGAATGGGAGTTGCAAAATAATGTCTGACGATTGGAAAAAAGGATCTGGTTTTGTTAAAGAACCAAAAATTACTAAGGATCCATGGAGTAATAAAAGTGGTTATGCTGAAGCTAAAGAAATTACACCACCGGATATTCATGAATCTCAAGAAGTAACTGTTAAAGGTACAAAAACTAGAAAACCAGTTAAAGCAACTTGGTACTAATATGGCCTGGTTCGGCTTAGCAAAAATTGCATTACAAGCTGGAAGTAAAATCTACGCTAATAGACAGCGTACAAAAATGGCTATGTCTGATGCACAATTGATGCATGCAGAAAAAATGGCCCGAGGTGAGGAAACTTACCAGGGCAAACTTTTAGAAGCCCGTCAAGCAGATTACAAGGACGAGATCGTTCTTGCGATACTTACACTCCCCATAATTGTGCTCGCTTGGTCGGTGTGGACAGAGGATCCGGAGGCTATGAGGAAGATAGAGATCTTTTTTGAGTACTTTTCGAATCTCCCAAAATGGTTCACAAATTTATGGATCCTTGTAGTTGCCAGCGTTTTTGGTATAAAGGGAACACAAATATTTAGAAATGGTGGGAAAAAATAATGTCAGACGATAAGTGGATACAAGAAGCAACCAAGAACATGCGTAAGGACAAACCTTGCACAGGCAAGAAGTTTGGAAGCAAGACATGTCCTAAAGGTTCTAAAAGATATAATCTCGCTAAAACATTTAGAAAAATGAATAGAAAATCAGCTGCCGATGGTGGCAGTATGAGTCACGTAGGTGGCTATTCACCGGTCTTAGGAAACAATAGATTTGGTTATCCTAGCGGCGGTGTAGAAGTAAGAACTCCAGCTAAAAGAGGTGGAGCAGCTACTCATGGCTTAGGTAGAGCTTTCATGAAAGGTGGAAGAGTCTAACAATTTAAGAAAGCATTATGGACGGAGTCCAATTATTATTTAAATTAAAGAAGTTAGTCGAACTCAGACGTGATGACGTTGTGAATGGTATGATCGCGGGTGTTGACAATTTTGACAAATATCAATATATGTTAGGACAGATACGAACGTATCATTATATTTTACAGGAAATCTCTAACCTGCTAAAAAACAAGGAGCCAAATGAAGATGGAAACGTTATTAAAATCAACCCCGAAGATCACTCTTCCCAAGACTGATCTTGTCGGTGTAAAAAAATCAAAAACAGTTACCAAAGAATCATCAAAGCTTCCACAACCTACAGGTTGGAGAATATTAGTTCTACCTTTTAAAATAAATGAAAAGACTAAAGGTGGGATTATTATGGGACAAGACACAATTGAAAAACAACAAGTCGCGTCTCAATGTGGAAATGTATTAGCGATGGGTCCTGATTGTTATCATGACAAAGATCGCTTTAAAGATGGACCGTGGTGTAAAGTGGGTGACTGGGTAATGTTTGCTCGTTATGCAGGGTCTAGAATAAAAATAGAGGGTGGCGAAGTCCGGTTGTTAAATGATGATGAGATCTTAGCAACCATCAAGAATCCAGAGGATATCTTGCATGAATATTAACATAGGAGGAAACTATGCCAGATGATAAATCTGCCAAAGAAGAAGTAAAAGAAGACAAGCCAATTGATCTCGACACCAGTGGACCGGATGTTGAGGTTACATTGCCTGAAGAAAAAGATAAAGCAATAGTAGAGGTAAAAGAAAAGGAAGAGGTAAAAGATGCAAAACCTGTTGAAGAGCCTGTTAAGTCCGATGACGCACCTGCGAAATCTGATGAGCAGCCTGTTGTTCAGGAAAGCCAACCTGAAGAAACAGAAGAAAAGAAACAAGAAGAACTAGAAGATTATAGCAAAGGTGTTAAATCACGTATTGCTAAATTAACTAAACGTATGCGTGAAGCAGAACGACAAAGAGAAGCTGCTTTAACGTATGCAAAATCTGTGCAAGGAGAACAGAAATCTCTTAAAGACAGACTCGCTAAATTAGATACGGGTTATGTTAAAGAGATGGAAGATCGAATTACTTCAAGTTTAACAGCTGCTCAAACTAAATTGCAGTCTGCTAGAGAAGCTGGAGATATAACTGCGGAAGTAACTGCACAAAAAGAAATCGCTAAATTAGGTTACGAAGAAGCTAGACTTGCTGAGATGAAAGTTAATCAGAAGCAAGAAGATGAGCAACGTAAAACCCTGAGTGAAGGAACCATACCACAAATTCCAACTCAACCCACACCTGATCCCGCTGCAACGCAATGGGCTCAGAAAAATACTTGGTTTGGGAAAGATAGTGCTATGACTTATACTGCGTTTGATTTACATAAAAAATTAGTGGATGATGAAGGTTACGACCCACAATCTACTGATTATTATGGGGAATTAGATAGAAGAATAAGACTTGAATTTCCTCAGAAATTTGGTAATAATACAGAACAATCGTCCAAACCTGTACGAACACCTGTACAAACTGTGGCTTCGGCTACGCGGTCAGGGTACAAAGATGGACGCAGAACTGTGAAACTCACATCCTCACAAGTAGCAATTGCTAATAAACTGAATGTGCCACTGGAAGAGTATGCGAAACAAGTAAACATCGTGAAGGAGAAATAAGCATATGGAAAACGATAAAGTGAATAAAACCCCTCGCGCGTCTGAAGACAGAGAAAAAACTAAAAGACCTGTCGAATGGACACCGCCGTCATCTTTAGATGCTCCGCCTGCACCTGATGGATTCAGGCATAGATGGATAAGAGCTGAGAGTTTAGGATTTGATGATTCTAAAAATATTTCAGCAAGACTTAGATCTGGTTATGAACTAGTAAAATCTAGCGAATACAAAGATAAAGGTTATCCTGTTGTTGAATCCGGTAAATATACAGGCGTCATTGGAGTTGGTGGGCTGTTGCTGGCCAGAGTGCCTAACGAGATCGCCGAAGCTCGTCAACGTTACTATAGTGAAAAAGCTAAAGAACGTGATGAAGCTGTCAAAACAGATCTTCTGAGGGATCAGCACCCGAGCATGCCTATCGAAGTTGATAGACGCTCGACGCAAACTTTCGGTGGTAGTAAGAAATAGTTTATTAACAATTTCTGCAATCAACGAATTAAATTAACCGTCACTGGAGGTCCCTTTTGGGACAGGTGACATACGGAGGAAACAACTATGGCAAATCAAGATGCCGCTTTCGGTCTAAGACCGTTAAAGATGTCGGGTCAAGGAGACGATTCCACAGGTATGACTTCCCATTTTATAGACGCTGGCGATGCTAGTGTTTTATATCAAGGTTCGCCGTGTATCGCAGCAGCAGGATATGTTGATATCGCTACTGCCGGTGCCGTACCGAACATGGGCGCATTCTGGGGATGTTTCTACACAGATCCCACTACGTTAAAACCTACGTTTAAAAATTATTATCCAGGAAGCATAACACCGCCTTCATCTAAAGATATTGAAGCTTTTGTTTATGACAACCCGAATCAGATGTTTGAAATTCAATCTGATGCTACGGGTGCGTCAGCACAAGCCGATGTATTTTCTAATGCAGACATGGTGAACTTCGGTGGAAGTACTTTAAACGGGGTAAGCAACACTGAACTAGATGACAGCACAATTGCTGCTTCTAGTGATGCTGCTGCTCAACTTTTAATCATCGGTGTTTCTCGTGATCCAAAAAATAATGATTTAACAGCCGCTAATGTAAATTGGCGTGTAATTGTTAACATGCATTTATTTGGTCATGGAGTAGGCACTGTAGGAGCAGGATAAGGAGAATAAATTATGGCAATATCACGACAACAACTCGTAAAAGAGCTTGAGCCAGGTTTAAACGCCTTGTTCGGACTCGAGTACAAAAGATACGACCAGGAACATAAAGAAATTTATGCTACTGAAAGTTCTGACAGAGCTTTTGAAGAAGAAGTAATGTTATCAGGCTTTGCTAATGCATATGTTAAACCAGAAGGTTCAGCAGTTGCTTACGACAATGCTCAGGAAACATTCACTGCAAGATATACTAACGAAACAGTAGCTCTTGCATTCGCTTTAACTGAAGAAGCAATGGAAGATAACTTGTATGACAGACTTGCGTCTCGTTATACTAAAGCACTAGCTAGATCCATGGCGAATGCTAAACAAATCAAAGCAGCAGTACCTTTAAATCAAGGGTTGCCTACTACAGACAACTATGATTCAGGTGATGGTGTTTCTTTGTTTACGACAAACCACCCATGTATTGGCCCTGTGTTTTCAAACACGTTAACAACACAATCAGACTTAAACGAAACATCGTTAGAGCAAGCGTTAATTGATATCGCTGCAATGACTGATGAGCGTGGTCTGAAAATAGCAGCAAGAGGAATGAAAATGATTGTTCCACCTGCTAACCAGTTCCAAGCTGAGAGATTGTTAAAATCTCAAGGTAGAGTAGGAACTGCTGATAATGATATCAACGCTCTTAAAAACATGGGGATGATTCCTCAAGGTTACAGAGTAAACCACTATCTAACTGATAGTGATTCTTGGTACATTATTACTGATGTTCCTAACGGAATGAAACACTTCGACAGATTACCTATCCAAACTAAAATGGAAGGTGATTTCTCAACTGGTAACGTAAGATACAAAGCTAGAGAAAGATACTCATTTGGAGTATCTGACCCTAGAGGTATTTTCGCATCAGAAGGTGCTTAATCGTCACTAAATTAGAAATGAGGCGGCCTCAAAATCGCCTCATTTCGTCTATAAAGTAAGAAATTAGACCTATGAAAAACTTTCGAGTACAAATCCGCTATCATGGCTATTATGCTGACTTCACTATTATGGCTGAAGACAATGTAATTAGCATTGAACAATCCATCCTTGACAAACTAGGAAAAAATGAGGTAAAGTTTGATAGTGATGGATTTACCAATAAAAATGGTAAATGGATAACTTATGAGGAAGTTATATATGACTCAAGACCTATACAAACAGAAGAAGTCCTTGGAGTTAGATTGGGAACAAGAGTATAATGAATCAGGTAAATATACTCTTAACATGGTAAAGATTGATGACAAGATTAGAGAAATTGTCACTGAAATCAAACTAGAAGAAGCTAGAACAGCTCACCGTGTTAATCAAATAGAAGAAGCCAAGGCTGAAGTTTCAATAGCTACTTAACAAAAAGCTATATCTCGGAAATTCTCTCCACGTTACAGTATCGCTTGCGCTCTATTCAAAAGTACGCTATATCTAAATTACTATACAATTAAATTAACGAATGTAGACGAGTATAGTCGACGACCTAGAGACTACATTCAAATAATCTAGGAGGATTATAAACATGGCAA